AACAGACAACTCTGGTGGCGGTGGTGCCGGAGGAATGTTAGTAACAACAAGCCAGTCAGTAACAGCAACAACTTACCCTATTACAATTGGTGCTGGTGGCGCCGGCGCTTCTAACACCGGTGGTGATTCTGGTCCTTACGCAGTCAACGGGTCAAACTCAACAGCATTTGGTGCAACTGCTATAGGTGGTGGCGGAGGCGGCTCAGCTGGAGGTTATAACGGCCAACCAGGTGGTTCAGGTGGAGGAGGATCCGGTGAAGGTGCAAATGGTAATGGCGCTCCAGGAACAGCAGGACAAGGCAGCGCTGGAGGAAATCACTCAGCAAACGGCGGCGGTGGCGGCGGCGGAAAAGGTGGTGCCGGTACTACCGGCGGTAGTAACTTAGGAGGTGCCGGCGGCCCTGGACTAGAGAATGCTTACGAAACAGGTTCAAATCAATTTTACGCTGCTGGAGGACACGGCGGTAATGAAAACGGAATTTATACCCAACCAGGTAGACCATCAGGTATCGGTGGTCAAACAGGAAATCCTTCAACACAAGGTGTAGACGGCACAGGTTCAGGTGGTGGTGCAGGAGTAAATCCAGGCAGTATCGGTTCTCGTGGTGGAAACGGCATTTGTGTAATCAGATATGCAACATAGGATAATTAAATGAAAAAATACGCAAAAGTCCTAGAAGGCAAAGTAAAAGAAGTATTAGTAACAGAGGATAATTTCTTTGATACATTTGTTGATAGTTCTCCAGGAACATGGTTAGAATGTTCACATACAGATGATGATACTATGATTAGAAAACATGCGCCAGGTGTTGGTTATAATTACGATACTGACGCAGACGCTTTTTATGAACCACAACCATATCCTAGTTGGACACTAAATACTACTACTTTTAAATGGGAATCTCCTGTTGCAAGACCAGCTGAAGCTGAAGTACAAGATGGTGTTGGTCATACAAAAAAGTATAAGTGGGATGAAGAAAACACTCAATGGGTGTTTCAAAGAAATTATAGTAGATAAAACTAATTTTTAGTTTTGTTATATTATTGAAAGGTGATAAATGAGTAATTTAGATTATAAAGTATATGATGATGTAGTAACCAAAGAACACTCAACAGAAATTCTAAAAGTTTTACAATCTCCAAGCTTTCCTTGGTTTTTAAGTGCTGGTTTTTACACAGCTAAAAAAGAAGACATAGTAACTGCTAGTAAAAACCATAAAAATATAAAAGAGTATCTTCAATTTGTACACACATTTTATGTTGAGAAAAAAACACCTGGCGATTTAATTGATACAAAAATAAATTCTTCATATGTCAAGGTATCTAATGACATTGTAAATGCATTTATGCATAAAATAGGTTTAGAAACCGTAAATATTTTAAGATGTAAAGCAAACTTTCAAACACAACACGCTAACAACGATTTATCTTTTTACAATACACCTCATAGAGATTTTGATATTCCTCATAAAGTTCTATTGTATTATGTTAATGATAGTGATGGTGATACAATTTTGTTTGATGAAAATGAAAATGAATATGCAAGAATAACACCAAAACAAGGTAGAATGTTATATTTTAATGGAAAAACCTTACATGCAGGAAGTCATCCTTCTAAATCAGAATGTCGTATAGTTATAAATTACGACTTAGCTGATAAAGGTATAGCGCCCATTGTGAATAAATAAATATAGGTAATATTATGATAAATGATTTTATAGCAGTTTTTGACAATGCTCTGACAGAAAAACATTGTAAAGATTTAATTCAGATTTATAAAGATTTTGAAAGATTAAATAAAACGGTCAGCCGTGCTGATTTAGGCAATAATAAATTACATCAAGATAATAATTTAATTTTTGCTAGTAGTCGTAGTCGTGTAAATGATGATGTTTATTTTGAAATACTACAACCAGCCATAGAACATTTTACACATATATTTTGGGAAAAATATAAAGAATACTCTAGTAAATATGGTATTCTTAATCATGTAGCAACTCATAAATTTTATGATAGTATAAAAATTCAAAAAACTAAACCATCAGAGGGGTACCATGAATGGCATTGTGAACATGATAATAGAAAAAATGGCTCAAGAGTTTTATTAGTCATGGTTTATTTGAATGATGTCGAAGAAGGTGGTGAAACAGAGTTTCTTTATCAATCTAAAAGAGTTAAACCAAAACAAGGTACAATGGTTATTTGTCCTTCTGGATTTACTCATACTCATAGAGGTAATCCACCATTAAAAGGTGAAAAATATATGATTAATGGGTGGGCTGAATATGACTCATAATCAGGTTAATATTTTTTCAACACCAATTGTTATTGAAAACAATATACATGAGATAGATAATTTAGAATTAAATCATTTAAAATCTTTACCATTAAGAAATGCACAATATAATAATTTATCTAAAGATAGTTTTATTTTAAATAATAATAGTTTATCTAAAATTGCAAATAAAATTGATGGTTATGTTCAAAATTATATTGATAGTATTTTAGAAATAGATAATCAAATTACTAGAACACAAAGTTGGATTGCAGTAAATAAAAAAGGTCAAAAACATCATGCACATGAACATCCTAATACATTTGTTTCGGCTGTGTATTATCCAGTCTGTAGTTCAGGTGAATTAGTCATACAAAAACAACAATCTATAATTCAAGAAAAATACTTTTTTCATTTTGGTATTAAAAGATTTAATCCAGCAAACTCTAAAACATATTCAATAAAAGTTAAATCAGGAGATTTAGTAATATTTCCTGGTTGGTTAACTCATTATTGTACAGAAAACAATGACGACTCAGATAGAATAGCCTTAGGTGTAAATTACTTCTTAAAAGGTAAATTTGGTTCTGAGGATACAGTCGATTTAATTGAGATTTAAACACAGATGAATTATTACAATTATTACTATTTTAAAAGCCTTTTTAATGATGAATTTTGCGATAATATTATCGACATAGGATTAAAAGAGATTGAGTTTCGTAAAAGTAAAAACGAATCAACGACTGCTGAAACATTAGGTAAACATTTAACTAAAAAAGAAAGTGATAGTAGACAAGCGTTAAATGATAAAACATTTGAAGATTTAGATGTATCTCTTGATAATGAAGCTGGTGATAGTGATACTTATATTAGAGATAGTGAGATAGCATGGTTAAAAAATCAATTTATATACGATATGGTTTTTCCTAAAGTAAATGAAGCAAGTGAAAAAGCTGGTTGGCATTATGAGGTAGATTGGGCAGAAGCCTGTCAATTTACTAAATATGGTTTAAATCAATTTTATGGGTGGCATTTAGACGGTCAAGGCGACCACATTAATTCATATTCGAAAGACAAAGATAGAAATAAAAAGATTTGGGGATTAGATAATACTCAATTAACTGTAGATGATGAATGGGAAAATAAAGTTAGAAAATTAAGTGTTACTATAAACTTATCACATGATAAATCTTATGAAGGTGGTAATTTAAAATTTGATTTAGGTCCACATCAACCTAAAAATAAAAGATATATTGAATGTACAGAAATAAGACCTAGAGGTTCAATGATAGTGTTTCCCTCATTTAATTATCATCAAGTTACACCTGTTACTAAAGGCACAAGATATTCTTTAGTAATGTGGTTTTTAGGAAGGCCATTTAAATAATGAACATTAATATGGAAGAATCAGATTTAAAAACACCAGAGTTTATAGGTGCTTATCAAATTTCAGAGTATATATGTGATGAGTTAGTTTCATACTTTGATAAAAATGAAAGAGTGGCTAATGAGGGATTGTTTATGTATAATGAAGGCGAATCAAAAGTTGACCATAGTTGGAAACAATCTAAAGATTTAAGAGTTGGACAAAATGAACATCACTTTCCTATATGGGATTATCGTCAATATCTTACCTTATCTTTAAGAAGATATATGAGTGTCTATCAAGAAATATATGACTTAGCTGCCTTTAATATTAATGAAGATTATATAATACAAAAATATCCTATAGGTGGCGGTTTTAAACAATGGCATTTTGAAAGAACATCTAATGTTAATATAGGAAGACATTTGGTTTTTATGACATATTTAAATGATGTAGAAGACGGTGGCACACATTTTAAATATCAAGATTTTTTATGCCCAGCTAAAAAAGGACTTACATTAATTTGGCCTGCTGATTGGACATTTACTCATAAAGGTCAAGTTAGTAACACAAAAGAAAAATATATAATTACAGGATGGTATAGTTCAAATGCTTGATATAAAAGAATTAACAATGGAACACCACAAGAATGCTGAGAGGCAAGACTTTGTGAGAATATTAATGTCTGGTGAAATAGACCATAAACTATATGCAACATACTTGTACAATCAATTACAATGTTATGCTGTATTAGAAAAGTATGGCTTACACAACTCACTATTCAGAGATACACCAAATCTATTAAGAGCTGAACATATATTATATGATTTCAAATCTTTTGAAATAGACACACCAGAAATTACACAAAGTACAAAAGACTATATAGAACACATTGAATCAATACAAGATGAGGCAATGAAACTATATGCTCATATATATGTTAGACACATGGGTGATTTGGCAGGTGGTCAAATGATACGAAGAAAAACGCCTGGTCCAAACAGATACTACAAGTTTAAAGATAAAGAAGTAGGTGACTATAGAAGAATAGTCAAAGAAACAATTAACACATACTTAAATGTATATGAACATTCAGTTGTACCTGAGGCAATGTTTTGTTTTGAAAGTGCAACAAAACTATTTAAAGAAATGAAGGAGCTCCATGATTTGGGAAAGACTGATTAAGTGGCAAGAAGAAACTGTTGACTTATTAAACAAAGAACTGGTTGAGTATAAAGAACCAGGTATGGAAAGGTTTAATAATGATGAGTTTGGTTGGGTCAATAGAACTTGGAAAAACAAATATATTAGACGAGCTCATGTAGATGTTGTTGATGTAAGAGATACAAAAGGTTTATGGATGGCTCATGTATGTTTGTTTCCAGAATTAACAAACGGTGGACCAATTTATGGTTTTGATATCATTGCAGGTAAAAACAAAGTTACTGGTGCATTTCACGACTTTAGTCCATTGTTACAAAAACACCACCCTTTAACAGAGTGGTTTATAGAAGAAACTAGTTGGTATAAACCAAGTAAAGAAAGAGAATTGCCAGATTGGGCAAAGGCAATCTTTAGTGGTGGCATGGTGGCTGCAGGTAATGTAACTGAGGAAAAAGAATTAAATCAGATATGTACAATGGCTACATCAAATCTAGCAAACTATATTGATAAAATTAGAACACATGATGGTGAATCTAATAGAGAAGATGTGATAAAAGCACAAAATTACTACTGTGAACACCAACAAATGAACCCTCATACGCCAAGAGTTATGCAATCACTTGGTTTACCTGATGAGGACATTAAATTGTTTTGTCAAGACAATCTCTTCCCTAAGATATAATAATTCTTATAAATATACCAGAAAAGGTAAACAATTATGGCAGAACCAGCAACAAGAGAAAATTTAAAACAATATGCTTTAAGAGCTTTAGGTAAGCCTGTCATTGAGATAAATGCAGATGACGACCAACTAGAAGATAGATTGGACGAGGCATTACAGTATTTCTCACAATATCACTATGATGGTATTCAAAGAGCATATTTAAAGTATCAATATACACAAACTGATAAAGACAGAATTAAAGCAGACTCAACTGAATCTGTGACTAAGAATGGTATTACCACTACTTGGAAAGAAGGACAAGGATATGTTATTGTTCCAGAGAGTGTTATATCAGTAATTAATATATTTCCATTTTCAAACAAAGGTAGTATGAATTTATTTGAT